CTCAAAATGCGCAGCGGCCTGCGCCCATCCATAGCTTGCCCAGGCTGCAATGCCCATCGCTGTTTCATATATTGCATTTATGGCAGACTTGGCGGCTATTTGCGCAAGCTCCTGCGCAAGGGCCATCTTGAGGGCCTGCTCAAGGCTTTGCTGGCCAAGAATATATTGCACAAGGGCGCTTTGAAGCGCGTTCTGGAAAGCAAGCTCAATTTCCATCAGTTGTATTTTGCCGAGCATAGTAACCATTGTTTGTCGGTCTATAACGCCTTTTGCCGCGGCAGTTACTATGCTTCTTTCTATAGACTGATTGCTTTTTTCAATTGCGGCGTTGTATTGATCGTATAGCTCTATTTTTTGCTTGAGATTGTCTATCTCCGCAAATGTCAAATCCATTGCAATCGGCGCGGTTGCGCCTCTTTTTGCCTTCTTTTGTTCATCAAATTTATTTCCCATCTCTATTTCATCATTAACTTTTTTTTGCGCCATTGCCCAGTTTTTGGTTTGGCGGATAGCCTCTTCCATCATAGGATTGCGGTCGGCAAGGGCTTTGGTGAAAAGGTCATGGATGCGGAGTAGCTCTTCTTCGTGAGCTGCGGCTTCTTCTGTAGCGGCATTTTTCTTGTCAATCATTTCGCCGGCGCGGAGAAATGCATTGTGTATTGATTTTGCAAAATCTTCGCCGATTTTTGAGGCTTCAAAAGATTGCTGCGCAAATGCTCTAACCGATTTTGCCGCATCCTCGTATGCTTTGCCGATGTATGGTATTTTTGCAAGCAGGTCATAGAATTTTGCAAAGCCTTGCGCGGCCAATCCTATTGCATAGTTTATTGCCGCTCCTATGCCGGCAAAGACATTGATGAATGCAAGCTCTACGGAAAGAATAAGTTTATCTGTGAATGTCTTGAATCCATTGATTGCATCGGTTAATTTTTGCATCTCTTCATATTGTTTGTTGAATTGGGCAACATCTTCCATCAGGTTCCACGCCTTCCTGATCGCATAGACTGCCGTAACAATACCGACAGACATTTTTAACCAGTGACGCTCATACCGCTCAGCTTGCATGGCCATTTTATTGGCTGTGCTGCCCATGTCTTCCATGCCCTGTTTTACAGACTGGAACGCCGCCTTTGTCTGGTCATCCGCGCCGATTACAATTGTTATGCCTTTGCCTTCGCCGATTTGCGCCATTGTTTTATCCTTGTTTTTTCTTTGCCTCTTCTATTGCGTTTTTTTCACGCTCGGTTTTTATGGCCCCGAGCATTTGCCATTCTGTATTGCCCAACTCATGCCTGCCTATGGGGCATCCTGCGTCCTGCAATGAGAGATATTCAAGGAGCTTGTATATGAGCGGCTCTTTGATTTCCTGCTGCCAACAGCATTGCGGACATATTTCTTTTTCTGCATATTCTTGCGGGTTATCTTCATAGACTGTGCATCTTTCGCAATCAGGGATTTTAGACTGCTCACAGAGAAGCCTAAAATCCTCTATTAATTTTTTATTTCTATGTCCGTGTCTTCAAACAGTCTGAAGATGATGTCGTTCTTCCATTTAGAAGGTATGAGTTCCTTGCGCTCTGCTGTAATTGCCTTGCCTTCCGCATCTTCAAGGTTTTCTATCTTTGAGACGAGATTGTCAAAAAAATTCGCTCGCGCAAGCAAGGAATTGTCTTTGACTTTGCCGCCTTTTTTGTTGGCGGATACGTCATACCTTTTTGAAAGAAAGTCGTTCATTTCCTCATTAGACGGATTCCGGAGGTATATGTTGACGTCCTCGCCTCCGAGTTTTACTGTTGCCTCTAATTCATTCGTAAGTTTTGCCATGATGTTCTCCTATGTTTGTTTTTTATGCTGCCAGATATGCCGCTACTGCGTTATATCCTTCGATGAGGACAACGGGATTTGTTCCATCGTTCTGCACATCGCACTCAAAATCGCATGTGAGTATGTCGTTGACTCCGCCTTTTGGGAGCGGCGCCTTCTTAAGCTTAAATCGCGGGATGATTATTTGCGCGCCATAATACATTGTCCCGCCTGCGGCAATGAGCGCCCCCTTTAAATCAAATTCTATTGCAAGCGGGGTCTGGTTCAAAAAGTGATTGAGTTCTGTGCCGTCGCTAAAAAGCAGACTAAATTTCAGGTCTGCCTTTCTCCGGCCATAATCTATGTCCTGAAAAACCCCTGCGCCGGCAAAGCCTTCCTGCCCTTCCATGCCATTGTCCCAGTTGAATTCAAAGGATTTCATGCGGGTTTTTAGATCCACAGGCGTTGCGCTGGATATGTCTTCTGCATCCTGAACAAGGGTTGCAGATATGGATATGTCTGTGCCGTCTTCGAGCCAGACCTTGCATTTGTTGATTTTGAGCCAGCTTTCTGTAATTGCAGCAGCGAAGGCAGTTGCAGATGTCGCCCTTGTGCCTGAGCCGAGCAGCCCTGCCTCAAAAGATATATAGCCGCCGGCCTCGCCTGCAATTTTTAGCGTGTTGCATTTGACTCCTTTGTATGCGTATTGAATTCCGCCGAATTTTTCCTCAGCCTGGATTGAGGCAAGGGCGCTGCCTGATGCAATGGGCTTGATTTTATGTTTGTATGCGGTGTATGCGCCATCCTGCGTGCTGGTAATATCGCCGAGGGCCAGAGCGGCGAGGCCTATGAGCGAGTTGGGTTTCGCCCTGGGTTCTTTATACGACAGCTTGACTGCCTGTGTAATAAACTCCTGGTCTGTGCCGAACTCCTGCCCGGTTATGGCGTCTTTGTCGTCCTGCACCTTGTCGTCCCAATCTATCGTTGCTTCAAAGCCTTTCATGCTGCACGCATTTGCGTTGCTCATGGTAACGCCTGCATCATAAGCCGCCTCTTTTTTAAAGAGGCTTAGCATCAAATTTCTATCCCACCCCTTTTTAGTCAGCATCGTTTTTTACCTCCTTCTTTTTATCGGGGACTGTCCCTATTCTACGCTTCCCTTTTTCATCCTCTAAGCCGTAAATAGGGACAGTCCCCTTATCAAAAAACATAAGGTCAGGCTCTTCTACATCGTATGTCTTGCCTGCCTCAAATCTGCGGAATCCGCCTGTTTCGCTATTCATTGTCTCATGTGATATTTTGCAGATGACTTTCATAATGCCTCCTGTGAAGCGTCCACTCTTTACTGATAAGGGTTGAACGGCTCGGTGACATACTGCGCCGCAAATGAGAGCTTTGCGCCTGTAATGATGTTTTCCTGCTGTTCTATCTTGATGTCCTCGCCTGCAACAGGCAGTGTGTCTTCTGCGATGCCGCCCCATGTCAGGTCTGCGCCGATGCACTTGATTATATCTGCAAGCATTTTGCGGATGTCTTTTATGGCGGTTCCCCCTGATGTGATTATTTCCGTCTCTATAGTCAATGTATGGATATGCGCTCCGATTGTGAGTTCTATGGTTTCGTTCGTATCCCGATAAAGTAAACATGGCAATTCTGCCGCCTCTATGGGCGATGAACGCCATGCAAAGACATTATTGCCAAGCTCGGTTTCGTAGCCGTTGGTTGTTTTTATGGTTTTGAATCTTGCGTCTATTGCATCAATAAGCTGTTGTCTTTTGCTGTCTGCCATTTATGCATCCTTGCTTAAAATTAAAATTGTGAATATACTTTGATTCTGTTTTTGAATTTCTATAAGGTTGTAGGTAATACCATCTATCTCCAAAGCATCATGCCCACCGCCTTCAATATCCGATGTTTGTATCAACGCGGCAGGTCTTGCGCTTTCAATAATGCCCGTGTGTATATTGACCGGCTGATATTCATTGTCAAACTGGATTTTAACTGCCTTTGACCCTGCGCCGGCAGAAAGTAAAATGGCGTCAATCCAATCCATTTCTTCTATTTCAAAAAATTCTTGCTCAAGTTCTGATTGTGTGGACATAGTTTTAGATAAAGTAGATAAAGGGACAGTCCCTATACTGTCCCCATACCTTCTGCCTTACCTGTTGATTCTGATTTTTACTGTTGTTACGCCATTGCCTGCGGCGGCATGGGCGTAGCCTGCCAGTGTGTTACTTGTAGCCGTCAGGGTAAGCCTGCTGTTGACGTTGTCCCAGTAGAGCAGGTCTCCCTGCGCAACAACATCGGTGGACAACTTTGCGATTTCGTAAACGCCGTCCATCGCAAGCACGCCTACATCGCCGTTGGCAATGTCTGCTGTTGCCACGCCGAGTCTTTTGCTCACAAGCACCATCTGCCCGGATGTTATGGCGGCGCCGGCGGTGTATTGAATTCTTTCGCCTTCCTGAATATAATTTTTCATTGCAACCTCCTTTTTTTGTTTAAAATTATGTTAAGGTTAAGGCTGAGGCTGTTGAGATAAGTTGAAAGTTGAAAGTTGAAAGTAAAAACTTAAACCTTATAACTTACAACTTTAATCTTTAATCCTACAACTTTAATCTTTCAACCTTAACCTTAACCTTAACCTGTTATTTATGCCCCTGCGTTTCTGATAAGCGCCTTCCAGTCCATTGCCTTTGCGCCTGCGTCTATCCTGACTTTGAATTCCACGCCGTCAATGTTCCAGCCTTCTTTTGTTTCCAGATACGGCGTTCTGTTGCCGTTTAGGAAGAAGACCTTGACTGTCTTGCCTTTTGGTCCGGCAAGATACCAAATCACTGAGCTTGCATCGTCAAGTCTTGCCTCATAAACCCTTGTAAAATACGAGCCGCTGTATGGATTGGCTCTGGTTGCGGCCTTGTTGTCCCCTGCAAACTGCATGGAGTTGAAAAAGACCTCCGATGCGCCTTCAATGGCTACGGGCGCCAGGAAGAACTGCGGCCTGATGTTGAGCCGTCTCTTGCCGTTCAGGTCTTTCTGGAGTTTCATCAGCTTGATTGCCTCGCCGATTGTTGTCTCGCTTACAACTCCGCCTGTGCCAAGATTTCCGTGGCCGGAATTAAAGAGGGCAACAGCGTCTCCCATTGCGGCATTGGCTGTGAGGACTGCGTAAGCAATGTCGCCGATTTTCCTTGATGCCGCCTCGCCGTGCTTTCTTGGAATATCGCTAAGCGCCGAAAGGTCGTCGTTGACGATTGTCTGCCTTGAGATTTTGAACAACTTTCCGTAGGTGGCAATCCTGTATTCCTCTTTTGCTTCTTTCATTGCGCCGTATTTGTATTCGTCCTCTTCTCTGATTTCATCGAGGTCGTCGGTCTCGGATGCGCGGGCGCTTGTGTTGGTTTTGAAATCTGATACCGAGCCGGTATCACACCATTTTTCCCATGACTCCTCTGCGCTTTCAAAGCCTTCAAACAGGCTCTTGTTTGCGGCATTGGAGAGTATAATCGGCAGATCGCTTGTGGTTAATGCCCTGCCTATCATCTCCAGTGCATCGCCGTTTGCGGGCTTGTTGGCTATTCGGAGCGATTCTCTTGAAAGTTCTTTCAGGCTGAAACCGAGCAGGTCTCTGCTGCCGTCTGCCGGCTTTTCAATTTCTCTGCCTGACCGGATGAGAATTGAATCTGTTGCGGCTGCTCTGAACTTATCTCTTTCATCCGCCCCCATTTCTATGGGCGCTCTGTATCCAGCGCCGCCTGCTGTCGGGACCTTGGCAAGGAGCTTGTCATAAGCTATTACCCGCACCTGCTCCACGGTTTTATTGTCCTTGATGAATTTATCCGCTTCATCGGCGATGCCTGCCTGCCCGCAGAGTCCTCTGATTTCGAGTACCCTGTCCTGCTCGGCGCGGACTGCTGTCCGGACAGCGTCTTCAATCTGCACTATCTTTAAATCTCCCGCTTGCGGTACGTGCTCTTTTGGCATACCTTCCAGAAAACGGTATGCCTCCTCTTCAGTCGCATTCTGCGGGAGGCCGCGACTTTCGAGGAATGTTCTGACTTTTTTGTCCATTGGTATATCCTCCTTTTTTATATTTGCGGGTGTTGCCCGCACTGTTGCCGCTTCATCAGCGCCTATAGGGCAGACGCTCATTTCTTTTACCGCCCATTTTGTGGTTATTTTTACGGGGCCTTTAAACATCCTGCCTGCTATGTTCTGCTCCTCGCCTGCAGGGATATATCTTGATTCAATCACTCGGTATCCTGCCGAAAAATCCGTGAGATGCCCTTCCGACACCTTGAGAAATGGCGCCTCGGCTTCTTGCGCCTTTGAAAAGAACGCCCTGCCAATGAGTTTGTCATTTTCAATACGCATTTCCCTGAATGAGCCAATCACGCTTGAGGTGTCCCATCGGCTGTGGGTGTCCAGCAGAGGGATTTGTCCTTTTTCGGATAATTGGCAGCCGCTCATAAGCAGCACCTCATTGACTATTTCACTTCTTGCCCAATCATAAACCGGGCATGGATTTTCGGTTGCGCCGATAACCTCTACAGAACGGTTGTCGGGGTTAAGCGTTGACGGTCCGCCGTTTTGAGCGGGTAATTTTAAGGCGGCTTCCCGGTAAAACATATTCTCTCTTTTCGGCATACTTTTTAACCTCCTGTTTTGGGGATTACCCCCATTGAGCGAAGCGAAGTCGTATGGGGATTATCCCCCTTTGTTGTCGCTCCCAGCGCCGCAGGGTTGTTTTGCATCCCTGTCGGTATGCTGAATAGTTTTTCAAAAGGCACGCCTGCCGCTTCCATAAGTTTTTTTGCCTCGCTTATTTCGTCAAGCACATCCTCAAAGTCTCTGCCCCTTGACGCAACAATTTCCTGCGGGGACATGAGTCCGGCCTGTATCAGCTCTATGGCTGCCTTGCCGTCCCGCAGCAAATCTGTGGACTCCATACCCGGATGGGTATATACGCCCTGATAGTAGTGGCGGGGGGTTTT